GCTTTCTTCAGCTAAGTAACGGTTGTGTAGATAAGCCCGATCAAGTTCGGATTCCGTTAATACAGAACCGTTTACGAAATCTACAAGGTCAACAGCAGGTGCTGATATGCGTCGCACTCTAACAACTTCTCCACCTGTAGCGGGTGTGTTAAGTATTACCTTTTTAGCAGGAGTTGTTTGAATAGTGAAATCAGTAGTAAGAGTCTTCTGTACTCCGTTTACAAACACTGTAACGTGCTCATCTTCTAGGTAAGGAAAGTTAAAAGCAAATTCTGTTTGAAGAGCGTCCGCTATGTCGTCTTGGAAAGTGATGGCCATGATGTTATATTATTGTCTATTATTGAAGGAGTTCAAGCACATCCTGCGGTCTACCTGCTTTCTTTGCTTGTGTCACTACTCTTAATTGTTGTTTAATTTCAGGAAACTCGTTTAACATTTCCATTTTAGCTTTACTTCTAAACCTACTTAAAACTCTCCTAATATACTCAACACGAGGACTAGGTAAGCCACTGTATGTTTCTTCACTTAAAGCTTGGTATTGTTTTGAGTTAATCAATTTAAGTAAAGTTTGCCTGAGTGTTCTGTTGTTTATTTTAACTTTACCTTGTAGTTCTAACCAACGATCATAAGCACTTCTTTTGTTATCACCTTGGAAATCAGTCAAATCGATAATACCTTGAAGCTTAACAGAAGGAGCAGAAAACCCATGTCCTACATTAGCCATTTCTAGCAACACAGCATCGTCTTTTGCACTGCCCCACATCATAGGGTTAGCAGGGTTCAATATACCTGCCACACCTTCAAAGTACTCCTGTACCACAGGTTCACCCAATGGATTACGTTTTAAATCTAAGTTAGTACCGGGGAACCTTTTAAGGAAAGCATCAGCCATTCCTCTAATCTCTTTTAATTCTTGATCTCCTGTTATCGTCTGCCCTTTGCTTAAGATGTTAGGAACAAAACCACCAACCATAGAACCAATTGTTTCACCTGCACTTGTGGAGTCTGGGTCATAAATCATAGTAAAGAACTTATCGATACCTGTTAAATAAGACTTATTAGTTGCGTTCCTAGTAAAAACCAAAGTGGAAGCAGCAACAAACTTTTCAAAGTCACTATCATCAATGCTGTGCATTTTCCCATCTTCCATTAAATCTTTAAAATCAGCATAGACTCCAATCATTGTAGCAACTGGATCAAGTCTTTGGTAACTTACCCATGTGTCTCCGACCTTTATACTGTAAGGCATATTACCAGCAGCTTGCCAAGCTTGACGCTGTTTAAAATCTTTAGGGCCTCCGCCATTTACACGATCCGATGCGTAATAAACAGCAGAAGCTAAAGCTGTATTTAACATTGTTCCTGTGGCGAGTCTACCCCTTGCTTCTGCTCTGGTTATAACATCAGGAGAACCATCAGGGTTAACAGCGTGTATTTGTTCTAATAAAGTCTTTCTAGCGTTCTCTAGACCGGGTTGCCCGTTGCTTAATGCTTCTATACGTTTACTGTATGTAGGAGAGATAGCCATCATAGCAGCGTCTTTAAGAGCTGCTGCTGGAGCTAAGGTTCTTGCAAAAGAAAACTTTAATATGTTTGTGGGAGTACGAATAAAAGGAGCTACTATAAAACCAATACGAGAACCTTTAACAAGGTCTTGCACCTTTTGCATAAGCGGCCCTAACTCCTTTGTAAAAGTCACATCTTCAGCAGCACTAATGTTAGGATCAACCCAATCACGAGCTAACTCTTCAAGGGCTTGAAACTCCTCGCCTTCTTGTTTAACTAATCCAAGTTCTCTAGCTTTTTGTACTGCTTCTGTTTCTGCGTTTCTCACATAATCATATACAGCTTTTTCACGCTCTACAGGTGGCAAGTTTTTAAATTGAGCTTCGGCTTCTCTAATCAAATTAGCTTTTGAGAATGTACGATTTGAGCGTGTGAGTAATACATTTAAACTTTTGTCTATATATTCAGCTATATCTTTAGGGTCTTTTAAACCCATGTCCGTAGCTCTAAGCCATAAGTTTGCGTGTGCTCGCATACGGTATTCCATGAATTTATACAGCTGGTCATTTGTTGAGTTAAATCTGTTAGGAAAACGTATTAAATTTCCAAAGTAGTCAAGGAAACCTTTAGTAGCGTCACTTAACTCAGTTGTTCCTTTACCTGCAAACTCCCGTGCTCTGTTAATAGAAGATTCTATGTTTTGACCTGTTATAGCAGAACCCATGGCACCTTTACCAGCTTGCTCAACAAAAGCATTACCTGACTCACCAATAAACTGGTCGCCACTCTTCCAAGCCTTCAACATAAATCTTCCAATGTCTTGGTATTGTTTAGCTTGAGACCAAGAGTTTACTACAGCTTGGCGTGCTTCTGTCGGCATTCCCATCCATCCACCGACATAACGCTCAACGCTCTTAATAGCAGAAGCAATACCGCCACCCATAAAATTAATAGCAAGGGAACTAGGAGCAGACATGAGAGAGTTTTTATAGTACTCCTCTACCATGTTCATCATCTTACCACCCTCACTGCCACGAATTAATTTATTCATGGATATGATAGCATTCCACATTGCGTCGCCTTTACCTGAAGAAGCTAGTAGTATACTCTCTACCATTTGGTCAGTTGTCATACCTCCCCGACGCTGCAAGTATTCTTGTCTAAGTTTAGAGTTGGATAACTCGTTAGGACTTAATCCCACCTTTACACCCATCTGCCTCGCTTTAAGACCTTTACCAAAACCACTAGCTATGCTTGAATGGTTAGATTGTATAATAAGCTGTTGCTCTAACGCACCCTTAAGACGAGCTTCTAGTATCTCTAATTCCTCCTCGCCAAGCTTACTTTTACCTGCTTTGTATTTCTCAGCAATGTCTAGAATCTCAGCACCGTTAGCTGTGAGCATGTGCTCTAAGGTCTTCATTCGAGAAGCGATTCTAAACAACTGTACCTTATCCTTTTTAGCAGCTTTTATAATACCGTCAAAGAACTTACCATCCGCACCAACAGCGTCTGCCATTTCATTAACAACACCTTCGTCTAATAATTCTTCAGTAAGCTTTGGGTTCTTTGAAGCCTCTTTAAATATTTTATCAGCAAGCTTTTCTTGTATAGCTATAAGCTCACCTGTCTGTAAGCCTTCAGGTAATTTTAGTTTGGTTAAATTCTTCAACACACCTGAGATAGATTGCTTACCTCCTACCATAAAAGAGCTAACATCTATATCTTTAACAATGTCATCTATAAAAGTATCATCAGCTTTAAACTCTGGTACTCCTCTTACAGCTTCATCAGCCATCATAGAAACACCTCTGCCTCTTTGAGTAGGTAGTTTCATCTCAGATATTTCACCTACACGACTAACGATGTTATCCATTAAGTCAGTGCTTACACCTCTACCAAATAAGCTTTTAACTGTATTAACAAACTTCTGCCACATCGTCATCTTCGGAGTATATTGAATACCCTTTAATGCTCGCTGTACTTGTGGGTCGGAAAAAGCAAAAGACATAAACTCTTGCGGGTTCTTCATCCAGTACAAGTCAGGCTTCCCCTCTGCTGTAATGAGTTTACCTTTAGTTGCTATCTCTTCCCGCATAGCATCAACCTTCTTAAACATACGTAACATCTCTGCTACAGGTTTCGGTATGTTTGTTTGTTTTAAAGCAGCGTCAACAACAGCAGCTCTACCTGCTATATTATTTACATCAATTTTATTAAAAGCACTTCTGTCGTAATACTTGACAGCGTTATCTACTGTTACAGCGTGTGTAGCTTCGTGTAGTATATTATGTACAGGGTTAGTTTTAACACTAAGAGCTTCGTCGTCTATAACAATACGTCCTGTTTTAGAGTCGTAGAACGATCCTCTCTTTAACACTTTTGGTAAATCTTTAGCTTTTGATCTTAGCTCTACCTTTACATCAATACCTGTGTCATCGCCTAACGCTAAAAGCTTTTTAACAATAGGAGCGTAGTCGTTAAGTAAACCACCTGTGCGTCCTTGTATATCTTCCAACACTTGCCTAGCAGTCATAGGGGCATCAGAATCCATACGCTTACCTACTTCATCTACTAAAGTTTTTTGGTAGAAGTCTTTCTTCATTGACTCATTGATGCCACCAAACTTTTGATCTAAGTCAGCTACCCTTGCTCTAGGAGCACCTTGATCTGCTAACATATCTACATAATTAGTAGCGTCGTAAATACGAGACGGATCATTTCTATCTAATATAATTGTTTTAAAACTACCACCCGGCATCTTGTAATGTTTAACAATCGTCTTAGCTGTCTCGTCTTGAAAGTCTAATATACCTCCTGCTTGTATAGCTTCAGCTTCTTCTCTAGTCATCGAGGGTGAAGATGCTGCTATTTCGTCTATATCTATCTCATCCCAGTTAGTTGTTCTTAAATCAACCTGTGGTATTTCTTCAGGGTCTCCTCCTGTTTTCCTATAGAAATCATCAAATTCAGCTGCATCTTTTCTTCTTTGAAACGCAAACTCTTCGTCTAACCTAATATTTTTGGTTGCGTCTTGGTGTTGTAACACAGCTGTAATCGTAGCGTCTTCTCTCGTGGCTCCTTTTTCAAGTTCGGTGTTTCTTGTTTTAATAGCGTCAAGACCTGCAATAAACGACCTGAACATAGGAGTAGCAACAGCACCAACGGTTCCTATAATACCTCCCAGCAGGAGTCCCTCAATAGCGTTCTTAGCTCGGCCTAACGCTTCAGAGTCATCAGGAGAAGCAGCTAAGTATTCTGTTACTGGATTTTGTAACTCAGGGAATTGTTGTATTAGATTAGATAACCTTTCTTCTTGTCCATCAAAAGCTATAACATCAGCAGCAGCTGATACAACCAAATCTCCTTTAAAACTTAACTTCTTTCTTGTTTTAGTGAGAGCTTTAGCTGTTTTTCCTGCAACCCCTACAAGTTTACCAACACGTGCAGCTGCTGCTGCTACCTTTATTGTTGCACCTATACCATTAAAAGGAATAGCAAACTGCGTAAAACCTTCCAGAATCATTCCCGGCATTGTTGCTGACTTACCAAAGATACGTCTTTCGTCTAAATCAGGTAAAGCATCAAAAGCTAAAAAGTCACCTAAATCATAAGCACTGCGAGCTAAACCTTCAAGACCACGCACAGGTGCTACCAGTAAATCCATAGCGTAGTCATTCGCACTGAACTCTTTAGGCTGAACAGGTTTGCTTAAGTCGTAATCAAATTTGTGGTTATCTAGGTTCATATAATTTTACTGTACTGTCACTTTCATCTGTTGATCTATGAAGTCGATTATAACTTGT